CGACTGGATATGAGCAATGGCTTCTGGGATGCGGTCCTTGTTTCTGAGCGCCACGGTCTCGCGGTAGGAGACAACCTTCTCCCGCTTTACTACCTCAATGCCAAGCTCTCGCTCAATCGCCGTTCGCGTATCGTTTACCATGTGGCTCCTAGCTAGTTGAATTTACAACACGCACGTTCCCTGATTGACTCCCTTTTTGCTCTGGGTGCCCACCCTTTGCTCCCGTTGATGGTCTGCCAGCCTTTGGTCCTTTTCCTTGCCCCGGACCCTGTTGAGGCGGAGGCTCAAGGCCAAGTTCTTTCATCTTTTCCTGTACCGCTTTCTGCATCTCCAGTTTCTTGAGGGCGTCTGAAAGTTGCTCTTCCTGCCACGCCTCATGTCGAGTCTGATAATCAGGCACCCCAATCTTCTCCATCGTGGTTTCAACATCAATCGGAATTTCCTTCTGCAAGAACATCATATTCAGCATCCGTTCTTGGAGGTGCGTCACGTTGAGAAGTTGCGCGGGAGTGTTTACGACCTTGATTCTTTCCGCGTACCACTTCGCCCTGTCCTGACGGGAATGAGCACTTCGGTTTCCCGTATCCTCTCCCGGAAGATGTGAGGGGACAAGAGTGTTCGGATCGCTGTCGAACGTCTCAATCCCCACTCCCTCCGGGCCTACCATACTCATGATGTAGTCCACCGGGAAATACTGTGGGATATTGAACTTGAGCATATCTGCGTCTTTTGAGTTTGCAACCCACTGATTGAGCGCAATTCCCTTCGCTACCGGGCCTAGATTCTCAATCATCTTGTCAAAAGACTCATCCGACATATTGCCTTTGACTTCCCGCATCGAAGAAATGTCGGTCAGACCTAAAGCCGCCTTGATTGCAGAGCCGTTCATGTCTGCAATCTTGAGGTCGATTTCCCCGTTCTCCATGCTATCCGGCAAAAGAGATTTCGTCCACTTCGATGGGTCGCCCTTGCCGCCGATTCTCACGCCCTGAGCGTGAAGTAAATCGAGCTTGTCCATCTGCGTCCGCGACACACCTGTAGACACGTCAGAGCCAAGCGGCGGGTCTTTGCGAATCGCCTGCACCGCATTGATCTCTGAAAGCCGGTCACGGCGAGCTACTTCGATGCCACGTACTCCGCTTACGATGGAGTACCCCATCGGGGACCATACCCAATCATTCACATCATGCTGCGTTACTGGAATCTTTCCGTGCCAGTCAAACGCGGTGTCGTCGTAGATCGGAACAGGGCAGGATGGAGATGTAATGACAAGCCGAGCTTGCGGGTACATCCGGCAGTCGGCCATATCCGCCTTCCGCGACCGAGGCAAACCGTTCTGCGGGTCGATAGTCACAATCAGATCGCCTATCGAAGGAACCTGATAGCCCCACGTAGTCCCATCCACGCCCATCTGCTGCGTGTGGCCCGTATCGTTGATTCTCAAGTCGTGAATGAAGCTATAACGGATTTCGCAGTACTTGTCTACCCAATCCGAGTTCGATCCGCCAAAGCGCCAGCGGTCGTAGAACTCATACCGTCTGAGCATATTCGGGGTGACGTGGATGCCGTTGCGGGAATACTGAGAGATTGGAGTAAGCCACTGCTGGAACTGCTGGAACCGTGCGTGAGCTTCCGCCAGCCCCATCGGAAAGACAATCGTGCCGGCGTAGGCGTCGTCCAAGTCGCCGTTGTGGGGGAGTTGGTCGGGAAGGAACTCTCGCGGCCCAAGAGCCTCAAACTTGATCTTCGCCGTCCCCCCGTTGTGCCAAGGGCGGGAAAACTTCTGCCACTTGTATCCCCGTCCAAGCATGGCCCACTGGAGAGCCTTGCGGGTGTTGGGAACGTAGAGGGAATCCCAAAACACGAACTTGAAAATATCGTTGTAAAGGGCAACTGTCTTCTTTGCCTGCTTTGCTTTTGACCCCATCGTGGCAATCTGGCGCAAGTCGGTAATCGTCTCAACGAATGAGCGAATGTCCGGCTGGAGGAGATTCGATGGCATATCCCGGTCTTGTCCGGTGCCCATCAAAAGCTGAATGTCGTTTGTGAGATTGGCGATACCCGGCTGTGCTTGAACCCAGGCGTCTCCCTGAGCTACGAGGTCAGACATCCAGCCCGCTATTTGAGGACCAGGCATCTCACGCGGCGGCGCTTGCCAGCTAAACACTTTTTCACTTTCACCGTAAAGCATCGGCAAACCTCATTGGACCAGTTTCCCCTTCACCCCATCGGCAACTATCCGCGTTTCGTCTCCGCCCTGCTCGTACATCTCCGCTGCCAGCCGGGGAATCGCCCTCAATCTCCGGGAAAGCGTCTCTTCATACATCTTATCCTGAGCGTCCAGCATCCGCAGATTGATTGCTTGATTCAGGGGATCAAGTCCCACGTTTCGTGCAATAATTGCATCCCGGTTGGCCTTGCGAAATTGTCTCTCCCGATTGAGCTTCAACAACGCGGTCTGCTCTTCGTCTCGGATGTGTTGCTCCCGATATTGGTCCATAAAGCGGTCGAGGTCTGCCGCATGGAGGCAGGGAATAGTCTCGTATCGAATACCCGGAGGAACGTGGAGCGGAGGTGCTCCGGCAATCCCAAAGCTGAGGATGCGTTTCGTCCCGATCTCTCGATAGACGCAAGTCTGTTCCTTGCCGGTAAGTTGCACATTTGCCGTTTCAGCCATACTGCCCTCCACTATACCACTGTTTGGGATTAGGTTACATTAGTGTTTCACGGCTACACCAACCATCGACGATCTCTTTGACTTTTTTCGTCAAAGGCCACCGCGATTGAATTCTTGCTGCGGCATTGTCTAATTCGGTCAGCGTTGTCCAACCGAGAGCCGGTCCAAACAAATTGTCATCGTGTTGCCCCGTCATGTGAACCATCTCATACTTGCCCTCTCCGCCCACCATCTTCCGTACGAACGTGGCGAGTTGCCGGATTCCAATTGGATCGTTCATTATCAGCCAGCCGGTGTTTATTGCATCCGCAAATCTCTCAAGCAAATAGGAGCGGCTGTAGTCGCGGGTGTACCAGCCTTCCTGATGCCCGCTGTCCGGCATAACGTTACCCTTTTTGTCGATGCGGAGCATGATGTGGTGGTCAAGAAATCCCATGATTTTCAACTGACTCTGGCACTCGTCACCGCGTTTCCTGATCTGTTCGATAATGAACTTCACCACTAGCGGGTTTCCAGACGTGACGTTGCCCTTTCCATCCGTCCCATAGAGAACCGCTATGGCCGCTGCAATGCGCGACATCTGCGGAGAGTTAACTCGAATCGAAGTGAAAACCGCAACCTGGGGATAAGGTTCTGTACCGTGGCCATGCTTCAATACCGAGAGACACGCCCGGTCCTCGTTTGGCTTGTTTAGCCCTCCAGCCGTGTCGATAGCGATTGCGTACTCCGCTCCATGCTTCGGCTCCTCGAAAATTAGCAACTTGTCAAAACACGCCTCATCTGTCGAATCATCAAACGGTTTCAGGGGAACCATGCGCCAGAGATATTCGTTATCATCCAACCCCTTCCATTCAAGAACTATATCCGTCTCGTTTGGGTTCACGTCTACCGGGTCAGGCTCGTAAGGCTGGTTTTCGTTGCCCATCAAAATCGTCCTGCCAGTCACAGCATAGGCAGCGTAGATTTTCTCTTTTGCTTCGGTGACAAGAGTAATCGTCTCCTGAGTGAAAACCGGGTCATCTTTAGACTGGAAAGCGTCTTGAGGAGTGACGGCGTTGGCCGCAAGGAACTCCCTCTCCGCGTGTTTAGCGACAGCTTCTTCATAGCCGAACTGCCAGAACCATTGAAACTCTTTTGGCATCTCCCACCGCTGACCGAGAACCTTCCATAGATAGTCAGTCGAACGCACGAACAACTCTCCCCTACGCCTCATCTTGCGCGTGGCATCGGTGACGTGCTCATTCCACGGGTCCGGGACCGGATGCTCCCTGAGCCATGATTCAGGTGGGTACAAGTCCGTAGCGCAGGCTGGTGGAATGAAGAATCCCTTGAATCGTCCCTTGCCAGAAGAATATAGTTCCCAGCTTTCTTTCTGCCATGTCGTCGCCATTGATCCGGTCCCTTCCAGGACCATGAACAGCGATGGAAGTTGATGACAGGCCGGGAACAAGCCTTCGTCGAGGGTGTGCTTAGGGTTCGTGTAATCTCCAAGCTCGCTGATATGAAGGCAACTTGGGCTGTCCCCTTGCCCGATACCTACCTCCTGAGCGCCTGCCTGAACCGATAACCGAGATCCGTTCGTCCATCGCGGCTCGCTCGCCTTGGTAGATACTTGAGGAACACGAAGCCAGAATGGAAGTTTCTCTTGGCAGGTGTCCATCATGTTTTTCAGCTTCTTCGACTGCTCAACCTGTACCGAGGCCACAATTGCGTAGGTGTTCGCCACGTAGAGGATGCGCTGAATAAAAAACAGAGCAGTGACTGTCGAGACTCCCAACTGCCGTGCCTTGAGGATGAAAAGCTGAATCGCAATTTGAAGATCGTCGCACTCGGCAAGGAAGGCAAGAAAGATTCTCTGTGCCAGACGAAACTCGAAATGGATAATCTGCGTATTCGCAGCGCGGATGTAGCCGTAGCGGGTGGCAAAGTATTCAGCCGAAGCGAAGCAAAGGAATCTTTCATTCTCAATCCATCGTTTTATCTTTTTGACGGTTGCCGGAGATGGAGATTTATCGTCTTTCCAAAAGAAGTAGGACCGCGCCCCGGTCTTCGACTTAGACACGTCCGCATACTTATTGATCTCCTCGGCCATGTGATCGCACTCGGCAACGGAGTGGAATTGAGGACTCCATCCGTTCCTAATTTCAAAATCGCGCACGGTTTTAGAAATAACGGAAGAAGAATACAAATCTATTTCCCGCCTTCCAGTAACTTGTGCTTATCCCCACTCCACGTTTTAATTGCGTCACCGAGAGGCGGGAACGCATCATCCCAAGCCTCATCTGCATCATCGTCAGGGTCTCGCTCTTCCGGGGGCCGTCCAAAGCCGAAGTTGATTTCAATGCCGCCGCCCTTCTTTGACGGCAAGAACCCGACCGCCTCATGTATCGTTCGCCTGTCAGCCGTTCCCGCCGGTCCAATCAGTTTCGCCGTATCCACAGTCGCCTGTACTACGTCAGGATGGGCCAGAATCGCTTTGAGGGCGCTTTCTGATGCCTTCATAGACTTCGCGGACATCAGGATAGCTCCGAGCATCTCTACGGCGTTTACCCGCGCTCGGACACACATCGCCTCAAAGGATAGCTGCTTCAAATCCATCGCGGGGATTTTACGAACCGCATTGATAAAGGCGACAGCGCAGGGCTGATTCGAGACTGCGGCGAAGGAGAGAATTTTCTCGCGGGGTATTCCATGATTGCTTCCCAGGCACCGAGTCAGTATTTGGGCTGGCTCTTTGGGAACCATAGCAACTTCGTCGGGGTCAATGTCTAACCGGCGCAAGATCGCATCCGCTTTCCGAGAGCCGCCGCTAAGCGCGATAGCCGAGCCTTTTTTCGAGGCTGCTTTGTTCCGGCTCGAAGGCTTTGTACTCTTCGACGCTTTGCGGGAGGGGACGATCTCCAGCCCTGCTGATTGTGGCTTCTTCTTCACTGGCAAGAGGATACTCCTTATCGGCCCATCGTTCGGCTACTTTCACTGCACGGTCGAGGATGTCGAGCAGGCGGTCAAGATGTTTCGCGGTCATACACCCCTCAATTCCGGATTTTCCTCAATCTCCTTCAAGAGAATCGCCATTTCCCTTACCACTTCCCTCAAACGAGATTCACGTTTAGACGTGAGGTTGTTATACTCAGTAATCAGCCATTTTGCTCGCTTTTCACATTGCTCCTTCGTCATACTGTCCTGCCCCTTCCCTTGCCGCGTGCAGCATGGCTCATGGACGACTTCTCCGGCTCCGGTGGCTTCAACTCCGTGGGCTTCGGAATTGGCTGGTCCGTCTCCCGGCGGAAGCGGTCAGGGGGAACCTCGTCGATCACGCCTTCGGAGAATATCGCATAGTCTGGAGAATCCATCGTTTTGTCCCCAATTCCCCCTCGCGTTACACGTCCAAAGTCATCCAGCTCGTAATGCACCCACCATCTTGCTGAAACTTTTCCCTTCATGCTCCAGTATTGCAGCGTCCATGTCGCCTTGAATTTCGCATAGGCGGAACTCGGCAGCAGGGAGCAAGTCTTCCCCAGGCCAGCGATAATCTGCTCACGAAGCGCCTCGGCCACGTCCTCCGGCAAGCCCTGCGTCATGCGTACAGCAATGCCGCGCTTAATCTCCGTTCCGTTCAATGGCTGTGGGATGGTTTTCACTACTGTTGGACTGCCCATGCGTTCGCCTCCTGATACCGCTTTTGAAGTTCCTTAAATGCAAATCTTGAACTCATCGACGGGCGATGATTACCGCCTTCAATTCCAACCACCGTCCGCCGCGTGAGTCCAAGAACGGAGGCTAGTTGCGCCTGAGTGAGCTTATGAGCCACGCGCCACAACCTCCACTCTCTAGCATAATTCCTCTTCGGGTCGCCGTGCTGACGCTGACACTTCCGCATCACAATACCTCGGATATTTCATCAGAAACTCAAAGCCGGGAGTAAGGTTTATTCCCGACTCCTTCATTTCTTTCAGGTGCTTGTTAAGATCGTCCGTTCGCCCTTCATCTTCAAGGAATTTAGCAACAGCGGCCATATCCGCCTGCAAACCCTTTTCGATAAATTCAAGATATACCTGACGATTCCTTGGCTCTATTCGGCTCAGATCGACGAGACTTTTCCATTTCGCCATAAAAACCTCATTCCAAATTTGCCAGTTCTTGCGCCGGGGATAGTTGAGACTCCGGCTCCTGGGCAAGGTAAACATGGCGTATTTGTCCAATCGCAACACGGAAACCGAAATCTTCCTTTTTTGACAGTCGTGCAATAGGAACCAAATTCGACAGTTCCCCATCTAGCCAACCCATAGCTGCTTCGAGCAATATCTCACAGCCTCCGAGGTTTGAACCTCTATCCATACGGATGCTTTTGTTTAAGCCCTCATAAGCAGCCTTCAGCATCCCTCCAGGCACTACGTAACGCTTCTCCATCACTCCTCCTTATCAGGCCGACTCAGTGTCGAATACAAATGTTCCGCACCGAAGTTTGGCGGTACTGATCGGGAACGGAGTACCGACGATTGCATAACTAGAATCGCGCTTTTCTGCCTTTCCTACCCGAACAACGTTATTGACGGGGGCGCTGCTGACCATAACTAAGCCTCGCCTGGTTGACCACACTTGCCCTACTTCGATTTTCATTACTCCTCCGGTCTGCGATGGTTCTTCCATTTTTGACCAATCTTGAACAGGAACTCTTTTGCAATCCTTTCAGTCGCCTCTTCAATCCACCTCTTATGTTCTTCGGACATCGGAGGAAGACCTGCGCTTTTCAATGTCGGATTAGTCCCCATTTTTACATCCCCTCTGGTGCATCCCGTTCATCGCACCACAGGACGGGCAGTTTTTGGTGGGCACGGTAGGAATTGAACCTACAACCGTCCGGTTAAGAGCCGGATGCTCTGACTGTTGAGCTACATGCCCAGTATTCTTTCCATCTCCCACTTCAACGCCTTGAGAGCCATCAGCACGAGACGGGACTTGTGGAATTCTCGGTCCAGACTCTCCCTTATGAGTTTTGTGCGCTTTTGGCTCTTCTCCCGCTCCCGTAGACGCATCTCCCGGCTTCCTCCCTCGATTACGCTCCTGTTTGCAAGTCAGACACTCACGCTGTCCGTCGCCCCGGATGTAGAGATTAGCCGGAACCATCGGATGATTGCGTGAACATTTGTCTGATTTTAAAGCGCCCATCTCATACCTCCCACCACAACGGTAGATGTCTCAACTGCGCTCCACCTTGCAGGGTTACCCCCTAACGAAACCTCGCGGTTCATAAAGTAAACCTGAAAACCCACCGGCAATAAGATCACATCTCCAACCTCAAGCATCTCTCCTCCATAAGTGAATAATACACTACCATCAGCCTTTGTCAAGTGGAAAATTCTCTTACAGTGAATAATTCTCTTAGCTCCCTAAAACTCCCTTTTCCGCCAATACTACGGAATAGCGGTCCATGCCTTCGCACCGCCCACCCTGAGACAACGCACGCGATCCCGGAATCCGCCGTCAACCTCGTCGTATCAACAACATACCCACGGTACGCCCATACACCGCCCACGGGGACCGGCGCAAGCCCCTACAGGCCCGTTCGCCGATCACGCGCCGATAGCCTGCCGATTGCCCGTACTCCCCTCGACAACGCCCGCCCGCCGTCAATCCGCACCGCATCCGCACCCGATCCGCCGGGACGATACGGAGACAGGCGTAACGATACGCGGGTGAGAAAACGCCTCCTTCTATTGCCACCTATTGACATTTGCAGACAGAGGGGCGAAAACAGAAGAGGGGAACAGGATGACAACGGAATCATTAGACCGCGATTGGATGACCATAAAGGAAGCTGCCGCATATCTGCGCTGTTCTACGAGAACGATTCACCGACACATTGATGCTAAGACGCTGGCGGGTGTTCAGCTCGTTCCTGGGGGGAGAGTGTTGATCTCGATAAACAGTATTGAGAAGATGATTGAATTCAAACAGCACTAGTTTACGCTCATATCCCTCAATTGGCGAAATTGTATGCGCTTGATCTGGCAAAGGATTGCCGTGCATTAGCACAGGCGGAAGAGATCGAAAGGCAGCTCTCCCCGGCGCAACGTGAGGCGGCATTTAACAAGTCTTGCCCATGGCGAGGTATGTGCTCTTCACATAAAAGCGCCCGTGCCCAAGCTACTTCATGGGCAAAACGCACAGCGTAGCACCTAACGGCTTTATTCGAGGTGATCTCATGGCAAGGCTCACAGTTCAATTCGAGCGCAATGGCGAATATGGCGAAAGAGTTTACAAGTCTGAGGCATTATCTGAGCAACAGATGGCCGATGAAATGTACGCCAAAGTATTGCCGGGAATAGCGTTGCGCTTTATCGGAGACTATGGAATCGTAATGCCCACCGGATACAGCGGAGACTCCCGCCTTTACATCCCAGCCAAAGTAGCAGCATGAAAGGATTCTATGACCACGAAAACAAAGGCAATATCAATGGCTGTCCTGCGGAAGATGGCGCGGCTCGCTCTGCTACGCCTGGAAGCGATCAAGCGCACGTCTTGACACGCAACGATAAGTGAGGTACGCTACGTAGCATGATTACTCCTTCGCAAGCTGGCCGCGCCTTACGCAAGCATGGCCCCACTACTCCACCAAAGATGCGTCCATGCCCTAAATGCGGCCTCAGTGTGTCCGCTAGGGCTATGAGATACCGCTGTCCAGCCCACGTCAAACCAACAGCACAGAGCACGCCTGAAAAGATTTTTGAGTGCGTCCCTGTTGATGATAAGTGAGTTTTCAACAGGATGTGCATAAATAACAGTTGACACACAACGTAGCGTGAGCTACTATTTAATCAATGCAGTACAGGAGATGAAAACCATGACAATGAAATTCAAGAGTTTCGATGATGCTTTCGACTTCGCGATTGATTCCGGTCGCCTCAGTTCCAATCCTTCCGACAGCAACTATGCAGGCAAGTTCATGTACATGGGAACCAAAGACGGCGTAGACCTATTCAAGAACATCGAAACCCGCGAGTATTATTCGACGCCGTGGACCCCTGTAGCCGCCTAACCCATCCCGCCCCTACGGGCCTAACCAGTAGTACAGAGAGAGGGGTTCAAAATGGGAATGAACACACATACACGGCCTGCCGCAAGAGCAAAGACGACGCTTCAGAGCCATACAAAGGCGCTCTAACCATTTTCCCTGATTACCGGAAGATTGGCTCTGCGCCATCGAGCGAAGCAAAGCGCATCGGATTCTGGAACTAACCAGCCTACGAACAGAAAGGGAACCAATGGCACACACTAAAGGACCGTGGAAATATAAAATTCTTGACGGCGTGGTTTATATCAGCAGTCATGCACACCTCGTCTTTGAGGTAAGTTCTCCTTCGACTGATACTGGCGTGGCTCTCTGCATTATCCCGCACGAGGATGTTAATGCAGGCATATTGGAGATGGTTAAGGACAACGCCGCCCTTATAGCAGCCTTACCAGACCTGCTGGAAGCCTGCACATTCGCCTTGAATGTTCTCGAAACATTTGCTTATGGAGATACCGACGACGGGCAATACATAAAGGCGCATTTAGCCGCCGCCATAGCGAAGGCCACACAGGAGGCTCCCAATGCGCCTAGCTCTTGAATTGCTCGCCTTTTTCGTCGTCGCCTCAGTCCTCCCGGCGCTGCTGGCCAACTGGTACGACCGCTGCACCCTACGCAAACAAGCTATCGGCAAGGTAGCTCGTCTTATGGCCGCCGACTTTGCCGAACAAGTCATTCCGATTTGGAAGAAATACTCGCAAGATATACGGCCAGAACTCGCTATCAAAGCCGCTCGTGACTTTGCAGAGGGGCGCATTACCCGCGACGAATTAACTGCTGCGAGGGCTGCTGTGGGGGCTGCTGCGTGGGATGCTGCGAGGTCTGCTGCGGGGGCTGCTGCGGGGGCTGCTGCGAGGTCTGCTGTGAGGTCTGCTGCGTGGGATGCTGCGTGGGATGCTGCGTGGGATGCTGCGGGGGCTGCTGCGTGGGCTGCTGCGAGGTCTGCTGCGGGGGCTGCTCAAGTGAAAATCTTTATTGGCTACCTGCAAC